TTCATTTAAGATAGAGACATTGTACTTACCAATCTTATTAGCAAAATCATCTTTAAAGTCTGAGTATTCTAATATGTCAGATATCCTATAAGTCAAAGCCTCAGCTAGTGACCTGTAGATAAATAAACTACTTTCTAATATGTGTCTTGTTGCAGTATTAGAATTTAATGCTGCTAACTTTTGAATACCAACTAATGAGTTTGGATCAGGAGTTGAACCATCCCTAGCTTCATTAAGACCTGTCACGGCCCTTATCATATCTAAGTAATGATTATAGTTAGCTATCAACATCTGAGTCTTTGAAGCACCTGAGTTAGAAGTAAGTTGAGTAATTGGAACTCTAGCATTATTAAATTCACCATCCTGAGTATAGCTTCTACCTATAACACTACCTGTTTGGAAATACAAACGCAATGCGTCCTCAGGATTATAAGCTGCACCTGTACCCAAGTCAACTTCATTCAATCCATCTGCATCAATAAATACGCCATCCGGTACTACCCTAGCAATAACCTGCTGTAGTTTTAAGTGGGTTATTTGAATCAAATCAGCGAATGGTATCATTCTTCTGACTAATGATTCGATAACACCCTTATACATTCTTGGAGCACAAGCGACGTAATTTGGTATAGCGTGTTGAGATGAAGACTTAGGTCTTACCATGTTCTCCATTAATTCCCACTTCAGCAATATATTTGTTCCCATGACCATGACACCTTCGTACCATACGTCAATGGTTTTTTCCATTTTTTCAAACTTACCTTCCTCCATCATCTCTACAGGAGGATTGAATGTTTCATCTTTCTCTATAACCCTAGTAGCACCACCCTCTAATATTTTTTTCTTATAAACAACTTTTTTAGTTGTCTTATAATTAAAGTACATAAGAGTACAGGTATCCCTAAAGAAAACAGTATTGTCATAATACCTAGCTACATTATAGTAGTCATACCAACCTTGACTAGATTGTGATATTTCTTCTAAGTCTTCCTTAGTAAGAGTAGGGTCAATCTTCATTAACTCAGTTAGAGGTAATGTCTTTATCTCTCCCCAATAAAAACAATCATTAAAGAAAGGATCTTCAGTATAACTATAAACCACATTAGCAGGATCAACATAAGATATATTAACACCTTCTCCTAAAAGAAACTCATGCTTTGCTATGGCTATGCCTATTACTGTCATATCATAGTCAAGTCTCCTTCTTGTGTCCTGATAATGGTTCTCATCAAATATTGTATTGATGGCTTCTTCTTCTGCTATCTCAATTGCAGGTTTATAATTCATCTGCATGAATAACGAAAGCTCATCATCATTCTCAGGCAACTTATCAGGGTCCATCATAAATGGATCAACCCCTGTCATTTGCTGTATCTTAGAAAGAATTTCCTTACCTGCCATCTGAGCCTCAACCATGTCTTGATACTTATTCCTCTTTGCTTGAGACATAGCGTCTTGAGCATATACCTTAACCTTGAATAATCTATCAGACATTCCATTAACAACAATGTCAACAAACTTTGGAAGAATAGGAACAGGGGTCCAATCTAAATTCAAATAAGATAAGTCACCGTCAACGGCTAACTCACTTTTGTATTTAGCTATTGATTGCTCTCCCCTTGCGTAAAGTCTTAAACGATGAAAGTCTCTCCACCTATTGTAAAACCTGCAAGACGTTCCATCTTTTCTAAACCATTCGTACTGAATGGCCTGACCTACTTGTAGTCCAAATGACTCCGATGCTTTCTCGGCATCAGTAGCTAATTGACTTGGAAAAACAGTAGAAGTTATGTCTATTAATATATTCTTCATCTAAGTAGTTCACTTGTTGTGCCATCATTTCTGTATCTTGCAAATGTAATACTTATTTTTGATTCTTTTTTCTCAGGCATATAGATATGCTTTTGATTAGCCATTATGGCTAGACCTGAACTAATACAAGCGTCAAACCTAGTTCTATCATTTATATCAAACTTTGCCCAATCCTCTAAGGTCCTAGTGAATGGCATTGTTCCCATCTCGTCAGGACTCCTGTATGTTCCTATCAAGTCTAAGCCAACGTACTTCTCTATATAACTTTCTATAGCCGAAGCATGAGCCTGTCTAACATCCTCAGATGTATTAGGTATTCCGCCTAACTCTTTCTCAGTCTTAGACAATTTAGCGTATGGCTTGTCCGGTCTATTAAGGCAAAATCCCCTGTATCCTCTATTCTTAAAATGATATAGCAACCTAGGCTTATTGTTCTCTATTAGTATTGGCATACCATAGAATACGCAGGCCATCAATACTTCTTCAAAGAATATCTCCGCAGTCTGCGGTCTTGCTATATACTCTAAAAAGAATTGATTAACAGGAGCTTCGTCCATGTGAAATTTGGTCATCCCATGTAATGAGCCATTCGATCCTCTTCCTCCAACTACTGCAGATATATCGTAAGAGTCACATCCGAAAGACCCTATATGCTCATTACCGGGATGCTTACTTCCGTTCCTTTCGTGAACATTGTTTTGTAAATGCTTTTGAGGTGTCCAACTAACCAAGAACCTACCCCTATTATCAGGAGTAAAAATAACCTGAGAATCTTTAACACCATCCCTCCAACTAAACGACCCCCTAGTTAGATAGTGTTCCTTTATCATCGAATCATTGTAATCTATTTGTTGATAAATTTTAGTAAGATTAAATATTGCCTGTTTGCTTTCATCCCTAAAAGCATGGCTCTCAGTTCTAGGAAACTGTCTGTAAAATTCATTCAATGCGTCCGCATCATTCTTTAATGAGTCAACCTCAGCCTCCCAATAATCTATAGCACCATTAGTAATATAGTTTCCGTCCACACCTATAACCTCTGATGTAGGCTTTCTAAGTATAGGCATACCGTATCTATCAATAAATCCTTCCATGTTCCATTCCATAGGAATAAATAACCTATACATCCCACTCTTTGTTTGACCATTAGCGTTCCTACTGTTAACATCAGAGTCTTCATACAATCTCTTATAGTTATCACCACCCTTGCTTAAAGCGTTTGATGTTGAACCCATCATACACTTTCCAATTATCTTACTACCCAACCTTAAACAAGTTTTAGTTACTCGCCAATTATTTAATATATTATTTGGCTTAATCCATTTTGCTGATTCGTCATGTGCTAAGAATAATAACTTCTCTCCGTCATAACTATTTTCTTCTGTGTTCCTCCAATCTATTGTAGTATCTAGCCCCTCTATTCCGTCCTCATCTACATTGAACATATTCTTCTTTGTGATCTTTGAGGCAGGAACCCTATATGCCAACTCAGTCTTTGGTTTATCCATTCCGTCCATAACAGGTTTGAAAAAGAATGGCAACCTACTATTAATAGGTACAACCTTATCGGTAAACATCTTCTTAGCATCAGTACCTGTCTTAGAAAGTATACCAACCCTTGCATCCCTTGCAAGAGTTCCAATGTTTACACACTCTGTAGATGACATGAATGAAAATCCTGAACGTCTTATCTTAAGGTATATCATTCCAAAGGATCTATTGTCAGCTCTACACGCCTCCCAAAATATCCAAAATATTCTATTAGCCTCACGGTAGTCAGGGTATCCCACATCTATACTAGCCCACTGTAAGTACATATAGTGAGAACCTGTTATGTATGTAGGCTTACCATTATTCATAAACCAAAATCCATTGTCCCTATAATCAAACTCCTGCTCTATGTAGTCAACCCATTTATTCTTAAACTCAGTTGGTTTCTCATTCCATTGGAATATGGATTGAATCTTTTCTAATTCTTTTGGAGTTTCTCTTCTATCCCAATACTGCTCAGCCTTGGTATCACTTCTCTTATAGCACTCATCAGGTACTAACGGCAAAGCTATCTTAAGGCCGGATATGGAAACTACCTCTCCTATCTGACCCGTCTTTGATATAACAACCATGTCGTGCTGACTATTATATCCATAGGTCCAAGCCTTTATCGTATTCTTCTTTGAAAGAATATTATTAGGTACATAATCCTTTAGTACCCTATATAAATTATTTTGATCTTCTTTCTGCAAAACCCTGCTTTGTATCTACTTTACTAACTCCTTTATCTATAGCATCAAGACTTTCTCTCTCTGACTCTATCCTATTTAAAATCTCAAACGCATCGAATATCGCTAGTTTCTTTGTAGCTGCAGCGTTCTTTAACCTATCCGCAGCCAACTCATTTTCCGGGTCGTGATTAATAATCTCTTCTTCTGCAACCTTTATTAGTTGTTCAACAGCCCTATGACCCGCAGCTATTATCTTTAGTTTTATTTCCTTGTTCGTCATTTAATTTAATTGTTATTTGGTGGTCATACATTCTATACAGTTTCTCTCCATCAACAGTAAACTCATATTCACTCTCAGGCATAAAGCATACAGTGTCTCCCTTACTTATACCTTGACTTAAAAGATACTCATTAGGATAAACCATAGTACCCATAAGAGGTTCTTCTGAGAATGGCTTCTTTATATACGAGTCAATTGCAGGCACAGGCTTCACAAAGCAAAATCTGCTGTAAGCATACCAATTGTCCTTCTTCTTATAAAGAAAGAACTGTTCGTCCTCTATAAAGAATATGTCATCTCTAAAAAAACTCTTGCCACTTTTTTGCCTACCCTTCATGTCATTATAAAACTTGAAGGCATTGTGGTGAACAAGTAAAGTGTCACCCGGTTCGATTGGACCTGTGTAACCTAATGGAGTTTCTATGACCTCAGCATATCTATTAGAGAACTTGTGATCCTCTTCTGATGTGCTTACTATTAAATCTATCCCTGCAATCTTTCTTACGTTGTCATATCTTCTTCCATTCACAGGCCTTGCTATGAAATAGAATGGAGATTTCATTTAAAAACTTATATTATATTCAATTGAAGTTGGTATAGTTGAATTAAATTCTTTCCAAAGACAAACCTCTTGCTTGTCATTTATTATGTAAACCTTTAAAGATAACTTCTCAGGATCTAATTTTATAAGGTGTATTTCATTAGATTCATTAAGAACCCTCTGACCTACAACGTAGTGCATTGCTCCACCCTTATAATCAGGCCCTATAGATATCTTTCTTATGTCCATTATGATATTTTATTTACAGTTAATATAACAGAAGGAACAGATGGCAATTCAGTTGGAAATGGAGACGTTGGAATAATTGGACTTGCCTCATAATGCAATTCAACATTAGAACTTGTAGAAGCCCAAGCTATTTGACAAGTACTTGCAACACTTGAAATCTCAACAAAGAAATTCCAAGCTGCTACAGTAAAGTGACCATTATTTGCTAGTGTTATTATTGTATTAGAATTATCAACAGCAACACCATCCTTTAAAAGATATATATAAATATCAGCAGAAGTTCCACCTGTCTTATTTAACTGAGTAGAGAACTGAATGTTGTAAGCACCCGTCTCTGAAAAATTTATTTTTGTAGGATTACCTAAAGCATCATTAGTTATACTAACACCATTAGTAAAGTCAACAGTATTAAACTTCATGTACTTTATTGTGTTAGCGGTAGTAGTCTGAGTAGTAGTATCGTAAAATGAACCGTAAATATTTGTTGGCAAAAGACTAGAAACATTCTCCCAAGTAGGAGACGAACCCGGACCATTACTAGAAAGTATTTGACCCGATGAACCCGGAGATCCATTGCCATCCCAAATAGGTCCACCATTCATATACAAACTATATGTATACAGACTAAATGTTCCCAAATCAACATCCTGATTAGCTCCTAGATATGGTACATAAGTAGTACCACCAAGAGCTAATATATCAGATATCATAAAGTTCTTTGTAGCCAAAGCATCATTCGTATCTGTACCAATGACATAGTCACTAGCAGATGGAGGTGATGGAAATGGGTATGTACTTATCTTTGCCATTTTATTTTATAGTATAAGTTATTAATGGGTTTTCATCTACTGAAACTGTATCTCCATTTTTTAAATCTAATTTCAACACCCGAAGATTAGGCGCAGAATTTATACCATCAGCCAATGTTACATCATCAAATACAATATCATTAATATATACAACACTTTGAGTTTGTACCATATTTGTAATATTCAATTCTTTTTTTTCGTCCTTATTTGCCGTGTATATTATCATGCTATCTCATAATAAAATTGTCCTGTAACAAATTTAGATCCTGTATTAGACCAAACATTTGTATGACTAGTTATTGAAGTCCATCTAAAAAAAGTAACAATATTACCTAGTGCTTGAAAATTTGAAAACCCCATATAGTTCACACCATTATTTGATGTTCTACATGGATTTTCAGAAAACTTATCAGCATTAAAAGGTAATGTAAAAGAAGCAGTTGTACCATTAGAAGTTCCTGAAATTCTATACATAACAAAAACTTGTTTTCCAACAACTCTATATCTTAATTCTTTGGTTGTATACGAATCCCAACCAACCATTGTTGATATTGCCGAATAATCAATCCAATTACTTCCATCTAATTTATCATTAAAAGTATTCCAATCTGTACTACTTAAATATCCATCTGTTGAGGTTGTTGCTTGAGGAATACTTATAGTCCTATCAGAACTTAGATTACCGCCACCACTCAAAGGAGAAGAGGTTAATATAGATCTAGATGTGTTTACTTTATTATTAAAAGTATTCCAATCTGTACTACTTAAATATCCATCTACTAATGTGTTTGCTTGAGCTATACTTATAGTTCTATCT